TTGATGAGGTCGTTGCGGATGAACAGCCACATCGAGTCCGCGCTGGTGCTCTTGGTAGAGGCGGCGATCTGGGTGTAGGTGCTAGCCACCGGGTTGTTATCGCTGATCGTCGGGGCGTTGGCCTCGGTCCGCCCGCTGTTATGGGCGAACACCACGATCAGGTCACCGAGGGTCGGGGCGGCCGTCGCCGTGGACTTGTTGCCCGCCGTGGTGGTCTTGACCTGATCAATCTGGGCGACGGTCGCCATGGATTACCCCCTAGGGCGTTAAGCAGTGTGCTCAAGGTAAGTGGAAAAGGCCGCTTACAGCGGCCAGTCCTGTGCGAGGAGGGCGAGGGCGCGAGGCTACAGCGTCATGTGCGGACAGGCGTTGCTAAAACGAGTTCCGAACTGGCAGTTCATGCACAGAATGCGGTAAGTCGGTGGGAAGCCCTCGGCCTTGACCAGTTGATAAACCTTGCGATTGCTGCCCAATTCTGTGCGATGTGTACGGCCACCGCCATTGACATGATCCAACGAGAGGAATGTCAACTCGGTTTCACCACAGCATGCGCATTTGCCACCATAGGCCGCGACGAGTTCGGCTTTAGTTACCGTTTTTTGGACTCGCCCAATCTCTCGGTGTCTTCTGGCTTCGCCTTTAGACCTTGTTGGTATACCAAACTTTCGCATGGCAGACATGACAGCGCCTTGTGAGGTGCCGACTAACTCCGCGATTTTGGTTGTTGGCAAGCCGTCCTTTATGTATCTTGCCCTAAGCCACGCCTCATCATGGAGCGTGTCCTTGGCCTTCTTAGGTCTTGGGGCATGCGATCCAGTATGAGGATTGAGGCTCTGGCGGTAGAGGTTAACGCACCGAATAGAACAGTAAACTGTTCGTCTTGGTAGTCGGCCCCTACCGCCGACCTCAAATTCCGTTGAACAGATTGGACACTTTCGCGTCTCAGGAGTAACCTTCTTGTTAGCCATACACCTATTATAACATACGTGTCAAGCGGAGAAGGATTACTACTGCTGATCTTAGGATAGGGTGACCGTGTCGGTCACGACCAAAGTGTCACCTGATATAACGTTTGCGTCCGCGTTCAGGACTGACTCGAACACCATGATCCCCGCTGCGGTCAACGTGCTCGCGCTGAACAGCCCCATCCGGTGGATGGCCGGGAATGTGCCCGTGATCGAGAACGACTTCGACAGAGTAAAGGTTGCAGTATCGTTCGTGTGCGCATAGGTCGTGAGCGCACGTGACGCGCCACCAGTGGTGATCTCGCCGGTCAAGGCGGTGTTACCAGCAGCAGCGGCAGATGCGTTCTCAGTCAGGGCCATGAAACGAGGTCGGCACGTCGGCAAGATGATGTAGTCACATGTGCTGCCCGGAGTTGTCTCCGTGGCGTCGTTTGGACCCCACCACTGGTCAACGGTCAGTACGGTACCAGTGTTGGAACCGATGTTACCGAATACCGGGTTGTTGGTGGACTCTTCCGCAAAGACCGTCCAGCCCTTGAACTGGTCAGTGGTCCATGCCTCACCTGAGTCGGTAAGGGAAGTAGCACCTGTACCAGTTGCCGTGTTGGCGGCAGGACCAGCAGCACCAAGCGCAGCCGCAACAAGGTCGCGGCCATCTGTGTTCAGCAGGTTGTGGCTGATACCAAGATTCTCGATCTCGCCCACACCGCCATGCCCGCAACCGGGATTATGGACGATGAATGCGCTCACCTCATTAGGGCCGAGGCGCATAGTTTCCTCCACCGCTCGTCCCCGAACAATGGACAGAAATGCTCCGTCAGACAAAGGGTCGATCAAAAGTTCTGGCTTTGTCCATCGCTTTAGCAATTGCATGTATTTGTACTCCCTGTTGCCATCAACTAGGATGGACTACGTTAATTGACTTTATCTTCCGCACCTAGCACCTCGAACGTCTCGCGGCGATGAGTACGGGCCATACAGCCACAAGATGGACATGGTTTGCGCTTACGTTCGCGCAATCGTCGCCCACAGTCTGAGCAAGACGTGACCTGCCCAATGATGTTCCTTGGTAACTTGAGCATAGTCTCCACCAAACAAAAAACCGGGGACTAACCCCTCAAGTTTGATAGAGGTAGTCCCCTACGTGAAGGGTTGATTAATCTAGGGTCGTGGCCTTGACATTGACCGATCCACAGTCCAGACAGTGCAGGACTACACCTTTGCCATGTTTTCCTGTCCGCAGTTGCAGATTGCTCAGGTCATTATTGCGGGTATCACCATCAATGTGATGCACGGTTTCCCAAGGGTCCAAGGGCCTGTCCAATGAGCGGGCCATGGCTAGTCGGTGTTCAAGCACATAGCCGTTCCAATGGGCCATGATGAAAAACGGATCATCGAGGTCGATATGAACTGTAATGTACTGTCTTCCCTTACCCGAATATCGCTTCTTTACTGGCTTAGACTTGTCCTTGCGTCGATCAGGTCTTTTCAGAAACCCATTCTTTCTGAGAATCCTGCTGATAAGAATCTGGCTTACGCCATGTTCTTCAGCCATCTGTCTTTGGGACTTAAACGGGTATTCAGCAACGATCTTGTCTTCGTCCAACGTGATCTTCTGTGATCTGCGCGGAACATTGTTGCGCACAAGAACATTTCTGATCGTGTGTGGAGTCAGACCAGTCTCTCTGGCAAGGGCAAACGAGCCCTTGCCAGAGAGATACTGATCGACTATTGACTGTTCCATAATAGGGTTGATACGTTTAGGCATACACCTATTGTACCATACCGACTAATTAGGAACCCACCTTACGCCGATGTGGTCAGCGTACAGAACCAATCGGGGTGGAAGACGCGCGGGATGGCCACGACGCCGACACGGATGTATTCACGAGTCGGGTCAGGAGCCGTCCACTGCTCGGCAAAGATACCGTCCACGCGGCTACCGTCAGCAAGGAGTGAAGGCGCGAACGCCATGTCACCGAACTTCTCACCGCCAGCCGTTGGGCCGACGAAGAAGATCACCTTGTTGTCAGGCAAGAAGTACTGGTGAGCACTGTTGCCGTTGACATCCAACTTGTAACCATCGTCGTAGGTCACCAGACGCACGCCGCTCAGAACCTCAGTGATGTTCGGAGAGCGAACTAGGTCCGCTGGTCCAGACACGTACTGAAGATCGGTGCGAATCTTGGTCTGATGATTGATCAACGCACGTGTATTCTCGTTCATCAAGGCCGTGGTGATCGTCTGGCCGGTGGCCTCGCGGATCACGCGCTTGACAGCCTCAAAGTTGAGACGAGCATCTGCGTTGGTCTGGTCGGTCCAGACTGCTGCGCCAGCATCAGCCGTAGCATTACGGAACTGGGTTGCCGGAACACCAAAGTCATAGACCAAGTTGAGCAACTGCCCGTCAATCGTGTCGTTGACCGTCAGAACACCCGTGAGGAAGACATCGAAGCGCATCTTTTCGAGGCGGTTCTCAACATCGTTCTTCATGTGTGCAATCTGGTCGCGGATGCGATCACGGGTAGATGCAGACTCACGCTCACCAGCGTTGCGCAAGAACAAGACATCGGCTTCACCGATCTCCCACTTCTCACGAATGTCTACAGCCTTGGCTGCGAGGCGCTTGAGGCCAGCCTGACCGACGAGCGGTGACTGGGCGTCCCACGCCACGATAGGAGCGATGTTATTCGCCCCAAGGATGACTTCCCATTCGGTTTCCCGCGTCGGAACACTGTTTGGAGGCAACATGGTTGCACCAATCCGGTTCTGCGACGGGATGTAGTTACGGATAAGGTCCGTAAGGGCTACGTTCCGAAGGAAAGCAATATCATATAACGCCATTTTCTACTTTCCTCCGTTAAACAAAGAAGAAGCGATTCGCAAGGTCAGTTGCGGCGTTCGCGTCAAAGCCCACAAGGGAGCCAGAACGAACGTCACCACGAACCATCAGGGACGCAAGAACGTCTCCTGTGCGCGGATCAGCGTCTCTGTATAGGATGCCAACAGCCGTCTCAGTACCATCTGAGTTACCGTTTGCATAGGCATCATACTTCAAGTGTTCGGCTGGGCCGCCACCTGACTGCTTGCCCATGACGGTACCAGCGGCGAGAACAGAAGAACCACTTACAACAGTAATGCTGAAGAGATCATCCTGACCAACGTCGTTGACCCAAAATGGAAGAGACGGAGTAGCAGAGTTAACTAGGGTTTGTCCGGGCATTGTTACTCCTTGTCCTCAGACTTGTCGGCTTGGCGACTCCAAGCACGCGCTTCCGCCTGCAACTGTGTCATAACTTCAGGGGACACCGTTGCGGTGTCATCCTTGCCCGGAGTCGGGTTAGGATTCTCGATCTTGTCGCCCGGCGCGACGCCAGCGGCGATCTCGACAGACGCCGCAAACGTTGACTTTACGACTTCATAGGCAGCGTCGTCAAGGGACTTCAGGCTCTCAAATAGAGCGGCCTTAGCCTCTTCCTTGATCGGAACAATCTTGTCGAGTTCAGCCATGCGGTCGGTCGCCAATTTCTCAGCCGCCTCGCGTGCCTGACGATCAGCCTCATTGGCTGCCATCTCGTCAAGTTTCTTGTTTGCTGCATCTAGGGAAGCCTTTAACTCAGCAATCTCGGCAGATGCCGCGTTCGCCTCGCCTGTTTGACCTTCAATTGGATCAGACATATTATGTGCTACCTCTTGATACGTGGTGCCTGTGTAATCAGCAGGCTCGTTTCCGCCTTCCTCAGCGGAGGCCTTTGCCGTGGGCTGATACACAGGATCAACCGCTTGCGGCTCCCCGAAATTCAACTTGTCGCCGGAGCGCTTGTAGTCGATTCGGAAGTAATCAGCGCCTTCTTGGTAGATGGCGTAATTAGGATATGTTGCGATCATGAAGTGATACGAAGGATTATCTGGGCTTTGTCCAGCCGCCAGTTTCTCCTGTACCTTGCGGGCTATCCACTCGAACGACCCATCGTGGGCCGCAGCGATTTCCGCATTCAGATCGTCTTTGGTCGCAGCCTTGGGCGTCTCGGCCTGTGTGCCTTGAAGACGGGCTACAATCTCTTTGATCACGTCGTTCAATTCTGGCTCCCTATTCTGTGCGTCAGCCTCGTCCAGAGCGGCCATGAGGTATACCATGGCGCGCGGGTCGCCCGCCTTGCCCACAAAGCCCAAACCGCTGAACTCACCTTCTGTGGGAGTTTCGGTTCCGTCCTCGTTAGTAGTGAGGGTCCCCTCGGGGAAACTGAACTCCATTGAAGGATGAAGGTCTTTCTGGGCATACAGTGCTCGCAAGGCCCTGATCGTCGCAGGATCGTAGTGACCCCACAGTGCGGTCGTAGCCATCACGGTCTGTGTTGCTTCGTCATAGTGGGCTTCCTTGATGGCTCCAACAACCTTCCGGCTGTGGCTAGTCGCCTTCCCCTCAGCGTCCAGACTGACATTGACCGGCTTGCCGACCAACGTGCCTGCCTTAGCACGGAGAATTTCAGGAGTCCACTTGATCGTATGACCAGATGCTAGTTTGCGGGTCGTGCCCACACCAGCCGCCGAAACCACGACGTTGACCTCAGTATTGTCCTCGGGGTTGACCAAGGAGGCGTCAATAGAAACGAGTTGGTTCATTAACTTTCCTTAACTCGACGTGGATTTCGTGGTGTTGCCCTGAGACGAAGCGGGTGGCCGGTCCTTTGTGTTCCGGGTCTGCTTATCGTTTGCCCCCTTGGGGATACCACCGCCCTCAGGTGGCCGACCATCTGCACCAGTCGCCGTTGTTTGGGCGAAGGTCGGTCGGATCGGCATCCACTCCTCAAGGTCCATCTTCTTCTCGGCCTTGAGACGGGCTAGTTCACGCTCAAGCGTGCTACCAGCGGCCTCAACGTAAGTTCGCGTCGAAAGAGGTCCACGATCAAACAAGCCCTGAATGAAGGCCCGGAACGCGTCCGTATCGGCTAGGTCAATGCGTGCCATGAGTGCAGTGAGTTCAATATTCCAATTGTTCTTGTCGGCAATCTGCTCCAAGAAGAAGTCGTTATGGCCCACGACGTAATCACGGATGATATTGAGGCGCGCCTTGTTGGTAGCCAGATCGAGCGGACCGGAGTCCACGTCACCGGAACCACGCGACTTGCTGTTGAGCGGGAAGTCGAAGTGAGCCAGAATTTCAGACACCGGCTGCCAGAACTTGTCTGAACTGTTCAGCACATCCGTAGGAGGAGTCACGATGTTCAGTTTCACACCAGCGGGGACTGCATGAGATTGCACTCGACCCCCGGCCACAAAGCGCTCGATAACCTTGCGGGCATCGGTACTCTTGGTGCCAATCGGAAACTCCCAGATCATGAGCATGTTGACCATACCATCGGCTACGCCAAAGTCAGCCAGTTGAAGTTTCCGCTTCATGGCGATGGCGCTCATAATCGGGGTCAGCGGTGGCATTGGCCATCGCTGGTTGTCCTTCTCATTGAAGTAGATGACGTACAGACCTTCTTTCGGCAGCAGGAGGAATGGACCTCCGCTGATAAAGGATGGATCATACTGTACGCCGCCCAACTTCTTGATGATGAAGTCGATGCTGTCTACAATACGGGATGCTGCGTCAGGAATCAACTGCGCGAAGCCCTTGTGGGTCCCGTCCTTGATGGCTTCGTACTGTGCGTTTGTCAACTTTAGGTAGAAAACGCGCTCGCCTGTGAGGCTATCGAAGTCGGGCACGATGGCAAGAGGGTCAAAGTTGACCAAAGTCTTGGGCATCTTGTACGAAGTCCCGTCCACCATGAGCGTGCCCCAGTTGGCCAAAGTGACTGACATGCCCTGCGTGGTGATGCTGTAGGCCAGTTTGCGGTTATATTCGTCCAGTCCGCCCCGATGACCAAGGTCGGCGTTGAGGGAGGTGCGCCACTTCTTAAGCGCCTTGACGGCGGCGGGCTCCTTCTCCTCGTCAAACTGGAATTCGACCGGCTTGATGGCTTGCGCCACGTCTCGGTCCATGAAGGCGTTGATAAGGCCTTCCTCTTCGTAGTATTCCTCGCTCCAACGCGCTCGCGTGTAGTAGTCGCTGGGTGTCGTGAGGGTCGGTGAACGAAAGTAGTCGTCAGCACCGAAATTGGTCATCGAAGGAACATAGTCCCCGACTGACCACTGGGCGGCATACGCCTCAGTACTGGCTGTGATCTCGCCCTCGCCCTCCTTCTGCTCTGGGGGCTGCCAGCCTTCCGGCATAGGCTGAATCAACGTTCCGGTTACTGGAACGTATGCTTCTAGATTGCCCTCAGCATTCGTTAGAAAGAGGGGGGTGATTTCTGCCATATCCGCTCCGTCGCGCTGTTATCGTTCGTAGAAATCGACTGCGCTAACGGGGAAAGCAACCACACCAAAGTCATCGCGGTAGAAGAACCCCATGTTATCTACGACATCCTTGAGTATCAATCGAACTCCCGCAGTCAGTTCCTTGGGTGCGTCTGATCTAGATGCCCAATCTATTGTAACATGACCGGCACTTACAACGACGTTATTGATGTTGGATTCACCAGCGATCATGTCGGGCCTAGGGCCTGTGCAATCGCCAGTAGGGTAGCCACACCGGCCAAAATGGCTAGTATCAATGTCCGCGTATCCAGTGCGCCAGCACCCCGGCCTGTTTCTTGATCAGAGCGAGATTGCAACGTGGCCAGCGAGGGCGGCCCCACATCCAGCCGGGATCGCATGTCTCCGATCTGTCTTTGGAGGTTATCCATTTGCGCATCTGTCCTTTCGGACCCAGCGGTAATAAGGGTCCGCAGTTCACGGATCAGGTTCTCGGTTTCGTTCCGAGGCATCAACTCGCGGGCTTGGTCACGCAGAGTTCCCCGGAATTCATTCTGTGTCTCGTTGACGCGTTGCTGAGCGGTTTCGGCCTTGGCAATAGCCTTCTCAGCCGACTCCAAGGCGGCCGCTACCGCTTTCTCGGCCGCTGCAAGGGCGGCGGCCACGGCTTTCTCGGCGGTGGCAAGAGCGGCGACGAGGGCCAACTGGTCGGCAGTTCTTAATTGATCTAACCGTTTGATCTCTACTTCCAGCGTCGAGTAACGGCCACTCGCGCCAGATCGGTAATTTCCGTTCTCATTATCCTGAGTCTCGGTCATTCTTATTCCCATCTGCGACTACGAGGTTGAAAGCCGGATGACCAAGTTAATCAAGATTGATCCAATAGTGGCCGCGAAACCTGCTAAAAGACCGACCCTCCACTGGGTGGCCCTGTTACGGCTATTCTGCTCTTCTCTGTCCAAGGCAAGACGTTCTTTTTCCGTGCGCTCCACCTCAATTCTCTTGATCTCGGCGGTCTTCAGTTCCATCAGCGTGTTAGAGATAGCATTGATATCGGCCTTGGTAGCAAAGGTTCGCTCCCGGTCGTTCATGGTCCCCCGCCATTCATTGGCGTCGGCCTTATTTTCCTTGGCGAGCGTGGCTGCGGTATCAATTGCCTTTTGCGAGAATTCGTGCTCTCTGGTATGCGCGGCTTCGTGTTGGATGTGTTCTTTTTCGTGATTGGCCCAAATCAGGTCAAGCCTCTCACGCAGGGCTACGATTTCTGCCTGAATAGTTGCGTTTGTTGCCCGCTGCGGCACTTCTTCTGTGCTATCGGTCACCCTGATCGGCCTCCACAAGACGTAAAGCATGTGCATAATCAAGTTTGAGTTCGCGCAAGCCAAGTTTCTTGGCTAGTTGCATTTCTGCCCATTCTTCGTCGGTGAAGGTGCGCTTGTGCTCTTTGGGCACACCGCCCGAAGGACCATTGATACGACGGACTACCCAAGGGGAGATGCCGTCTCGGTCACGCTGTTGATTGTACAAGGATTGGATCGGATATTTCTTGGCCAACTCGGCATAATGCTCTGGGTCTTCCAGTTTCTTCTGGGCCAAAAACTCGTCCGCAGCGTCGTACGTCATTTAGGTCTCGATATTATCTACGAGCGGAGCCATCTTTTTGTGCGTAGAGGCACTATTCTCGATGACTTTTTTCCTCCGACGCTGAATACCCGAATGGCCCCGAAGACCGCGCCAATAGGCCACTGATTCTTGGGATGCATCGTTCATCCAGTCCACAATCGTATCCTGATCTTCCTTGGATTGTTTCTCCAACCACGCATCAAGGTCAATCAATTCGACATGGGCATTCCCTCCTGCGGCAATAGGGCCGGGACTATTAAATTCGTAGCAGCGCCCCGGTACAAAAAGACGTGACCGCGTGTACAAATAAGAGCGAATCACGTACTTCATGTAGTCTTGCACCTTATCCATGGGGGTCATGACCGCCTCCATGGCCTGCCAGCGGGAATAAGCCTGCTGATCTAGTGCACGAGAGCCATCTTGAACCATTACCACCGGCCCCATCCCACCTCGAAAGGCTCGGACCACATATCGTTGAACAGTTCTAAAGTCGGGGCCATGATGTCTCGGTGCAACATAGCGGCCAGAACCTCGAAGGCTTGGAGATCGTGGTTGTAGCCCGGCTGACTACCGCTGGGGCCGGTGTAATCAGTTTCGTACTTACGGTCTTGGTTGTTGACGTTGATCGGATGGTCTGTGGTATTCTCAATCTGCTTCCACAACACTGGGTCGTTTACCAAGCGGAGTTCCCCCGCATACAAGACCTTCTTTAATTGTGGGATAGCAACCTGTTTTAGCGGAGATTCCATCATGACCATCATGCGGTCTGGATTGCTAAATGGGTCCTTCTTGATGCGGGCCAGCAATTCCTCGTCGGTCTCTAGACGATCAGCGAAGACCACCTTTTCTGAGAAATTGGCCCAGAACACAGGATGACCAATCTCCTCGATATAGGACATGACGGCCTGCCCACCCTGACCCGTGGTGTCAATCCCGATCACCGGCTTGATCTTGAACATACGCTCCAAAGTGTCAGCCAAGTAATGGAAAATCTCCACCTGCGACTGGGTTTGCATCTCATACAAAAGGACCCGCATATACTGTCGCCAGCACCGAAGGCCCTCTTTTTCATCAAAGAAACTCACATAGATCGTCGTGGGGGAGGCCGTGATGCCATGATCCGCATGAATGTAAATCTTCTTGGCGGTCTTCGGCATGTCCTCTCTGATCATGAGTTGCAACGGCAAACCCCCGGTCCCCGTGTAGTCCTTGGCGTATAGTGTCGTACTGGTGTAATATGAAGGCTGCTTGGCCGTAGGCGTTCCTTCGACTAATTCCTCAGTCTTGAAAGGAAGATCAGCCGTGATTCGGTCTACGTCGAAGGTCATGGCGCTGGCCGAGCCCCATTCTCCCAAGACCAATTGTCGGTAGCCAGTGGTGTGCTCTCCGCCATAGGCCGCTTTCCATGCCTCAATATCCGCCTCGGTCACATCTGGATCATCTAATCTGGTCATTCGTCCTCCGACGAAGCCCAAGGCGGGGTTATTGTCGATCCGATATGCCCACGAGCCCCTGACGCCGTTGGGAACCCCCGAGGCAAGCACTTTCTGATTGGCGGAGAGCATTCCGTAGATTTCGGCCACGGCCTCGTCAGAGAGCAACTGCACTTCATCGAACCACGCAGCGATATTTGGGTGCACGGTTTGCCCTATCAGAAGGTTGTCCTCAAGGACCATCGCTTTAGTTGAAGATACTTCTGCGCAAAAAACTTCTTCAATCCGATCTGTTTCTTCTACAGACTCGACAAACCAAGAAGATGGTGCGGCTGATCGTGCACTCTTGGCTCTTGCTTTATGTTGATCAATCAAGAAGAAATCGAGTGGCAAATCCCCAAGTGCGAAGGCCAACCTATACGCAACTGAGGGACCTATTTTTTGTCCTGTAGACTGTATCTGACTACCCTTGGTGGGATTGACTTGTATGGATTGAGTATGATAGCCAAGCCTAGTCGCTACATCTTTCGCAAATTCAAGGTGTTCTCTATTACCGGATGTTAGAATAGGAATGCTATTCGTGTTAACATGCCCGTCTGCTGCAAAGTACCCCATGAGCCAGCCATTTAGGACTGAATCTGACTCGTTTATGCTGGGCAAGTCCTTGAACTCCCTCGGCAAATCGCAGACCCTCGTGATATCAACGACAGTCCTCTTGTCGATCTTTGGTCGAGTTCTATACCCCTCAAAGTACTTGAGCAGTTGATGATCTTTCTCGCCATACAGATCGAGCCAGCATTTGACCATGGATGGGAACTTCGGGTCGGCGTATCTGCTTCCATCACCAAATACTATTCCGCGCTGGACGCCTATGGGCTCAACTGACCAGCGAACCTTTGGAGCATACGCGGAGAGGAGCCTATCACCCACCTTGAGATTCTGGGTGTGTACCTCTTTTGGGTTAGTCGGATCGGTAAACCAACGATGCAAGCCAGTAGTAAGTACCTCTTTCCTAAGACCGTGGCGTTTCAAAACTACGCGCCATAGCACTTGTTCCCCAAATGAACTGATTGGGGCATCGACCCAGTAGGCATCTTCCATGCTCATGGGATCACGAGTCAGGAGTTTAACAGTCTGTCCCGCCAAATCTCCGATAGCCTTGGCCCCATCGTAGGTGATGATCTTGGTATCCCCAGAGAAGCAATTGAAGCCCTGTCCGTCCTTGCCTTGGATACGACCCTTGATGGTAGTCCCATCCTGAAGACGAATCTCGTAGTTCTTGCGATCCACGCCCCGATCTCCGGGCTCGATGAAGAACTGAAGGAACTTGTTACGGCGGAAAGGAGCAATCAGCCATTGCTCAAAAATGTACTGCAAGGTGGGCTGTCCACGAGACCCCACTAGGGCGATTCCCTGTTCCACGCCACGATAGGACAAGATCGAGCACAAAAACTCGTCCGCAGCGGTAATCGACTTGCCCAGTCGTCTTCCTTGAATGCGCTTCTTTTTCCGGTCCTCACGGTTCATTTCTTGGACTTGCTTGGGCCATAACTTAAAACGCTCCCGTTTAGAGGAGCGATGGTACTCAGAGAAGCCTGCTGGATTAAAGTTGACCAGCCTCCATACCTTGGCATCGGCAGAAGAGAGACTTTTGACTATGGGGATGGGTCGCGTCATTCATTCAATTGTACCATAGTCCGTTTTAAACAGAAAAGAGGCCCATTTCTGAACCTCTTCCTGTGCGAGAGCGTGATTAGTCCCCGCTCACCTCAGGAGCGGGCATGCCTTCAGCAATAGCCACTTCAGCCGGGTCAGGCTTCCAGTCCTTTGGTACGGCAATGTCAGGTCGCTTTCGCTTCACCTTGTCCTTTGCGCCCTTCGGCCTACCGACCCGCTTCTTGGGCGGCTCTACCTCGACCACGGCCTGTACGTCAATGGGCCGATCCTTGGGATCGACGTACCACGTAAACGTCTCCGTAAACTTCTCAGGAGTAAAGGGCATCATCGAGGTCATGGCATTCGCGGGAGCAGCATATACAAAGCCAGTCTCCTTCGTGTCATCCCTGACCAGAATCCAGAGTTGGCCTGTGGATATCTCGACCAACTTACTGAGTTGGCCTGCTTCCATAATTGATTTACCTTGATATGGTACTGTTGTCACGAGGTCTACCTTCTGCTTTCTGCTGCGCACGGCGTTCCCTCTGCCGGTGCAGCCTTTGATCCCGATTTCTCAGGTGGTATTGCTGTTGAGTCCTCTTCTCACAGGCTCGACATATACGCATGATCCGGCCGGTCCTGCTATTGGGCCTTAGGACTAGGTTGGTCCCCGTCAGCGTATGTAGGCCCTTCATACACGTATCGGTCCACTCCCCCTTGACGATCCTGATTGTGCCGCCGACGAGGATGCGATCCGATGACTTGAGCGCACGGATATGACGATTCCTGTCCTTTCGGTCAATGTCCGTCGATCCAAAGACAAATTCAGCAGGCAAGACCAGTTCAATAGTGCCGAACGAATGTCCACACTGATCGCACTTTCTTCGTCTGATTACCCGACCCTCGTCGTCGTGCCCTTTTTGAGCGAGAGGCGTCTGCATGCCTTCACATGAAGGACATTCTACCGCCCTAAACAATAACGTCTTCCTCATTGCTGGCTCCGCTCACCCTCTTCAAGTTGTCGATGAAGGCGTCAATGACCTCGAACGGCCACGATAGTTTGTACTTGGCGAGGTCTCGAAGTTCCCCCTCGGTCTTAGCCTTCTTGGCCTCTTTCACGAACTCCTTGACCAATTGATCAACCCAATCCCCGATCTCTTCCTTAATCGTGGCCCAGTTGTCAATTGGATTTCCCTCAGTTCGGGCTTGCTCCCGACTCTTCTTGTCAATGCCCAAAGTCTTCTGTAGTTCGGTGATGGCCTTCCCGTTCTGGACCAGCGATCCTCGCAACTTCTCCTTCGCGGTGTCCGTCGTGGCCCGGCTCAAGTCACGGTTAATGGACCTAAACTGAACTTCATGCTCCACAAGACTAATAAGAATCGCCTTGTCACCAGCGTCGTCCCAATCCCCGAGGGCTTCGTATTCTGAGAGGCGCTGCGTCCTGAAATCCGCATCTGCGTTCATCTCGGCAATAGGATCAACCCTATTGCGGTTCTGGATCATCTCTTGGTTTTGAAGTTCGACCGTGGCCCGTGCGCGTGCTTTCTCGCGCAACTCATCCACGGTGATCGTGGGCGGATTGGCATTGAGTTTCTTCATATACTGCTCAAGATGAATGTACTGGTTGAAGTATCTCTCAACCAACTCCTCATAAGTCAGGATGCGTCGGGTAGGCATTAGTGCATCCTCTGCTTGGTCCCATCTGGGTCCTTGAGCAATCGAACATCTTCAGCCAAGCCTGCGGTAGTTTCAGTCACCGCGCCCATGATGGCTTGCGCCACGTCAATCTTGGCCTGCATTTCGTTCAAAGTCGAAAAAATCTGGTCTTGCTGCCGAAAGACGAGCGATAACGCCAAATCAAGCGGAATCGTGACGTTTGTGAGCGCCACGCCGATCTCGGAGCCAGAAATGGGCTTTTCGAGGCCCAAGATGCGCTTAAGACCCATTTTGGCCTCGGTGGCGCGGAGTATGGGATTTGCGCACTGGATGGCACTTTCCCTCAGATTCTTGCTCTAATTGGTATTTCAAGTCGCAATCTCCGCACATATCGCGCCAAATCGCCTTTGAGAGCGATTTCGCGTTCCAAATCGCCTGTTTTTCGGCCTCAAAGTAAGTTGCCCACTCTTTCTTCGAGAAACACCCCGGAGAGGGGAATTCCTCAGGAGGAGGTTCAGTAGCGTCATACTTCCACCAAATCTGGGTCTGCTTGGCCATTCAATCGCAATCGAGAATTTTCTCGCCAAAGAGGGTAGGCTCAGGCTCTATGGGCTCTGCGGGCTCTATCTTGCATGATTCGTGCACTCCATCCACGGCAAAGGTGTCCTGTCCGCACACCTTACAGCGCGAGACCCCCACGAAGCCCTTGAACACTTGATCGGTCATATGTCTATGTTACCACACGTGTCAAGGCCGCATAGGACAGGGGCATCTTTTCCTGCAAGACCTGTGCGATGGCAATGGCGTACTGGCGAATCTCCCATTGTGCTTCAGGAGCGTTCCTGAGGTCGAGGAAATGAGCCCAGTTGCGGAGATTCCCGGTCATGTAGAACTCGGTATACGTGGCGAGCGGCAGGACCATTCTGGCCATCTCGCGCGCTACACCGCCCTGAAGCATCCTCTTGTACTGCTTGAAAGCATTATCGCATGCTACGGCATGGATTGCACCCGCATAGGCCAGATTGTCGTCTGCAATGCTCGACTGCTTATTCTTGGGGTCCTGAGCACGCCATTCGGTTGGTTCGTAGAATTCGGGCTCAAATTCCTTATAACGGCCGCTGCGTTCATTGAAACTATTATGAACTACGAGTCCATTGGCGACATAGTTATGGTGAGGATCATTTATCTCTATATCGAAGGTCTCCTCCTCGCTCATAAGATACGGAGTCCTTATCAATTTCGAGAACATCGACCCACCCTGATTGCGCCGAATTGCAAGTTTCTGTTCTCCGTTAGATTTGTGATGATGGCAATCTGAACAAACCGGCTTAAGATTGTCAATGCGCAATGCCTTAGTAATATCCAGTGCGACTGGTATCACATGGTCCAAGCCGAGTAGATCGTAGGGCAACTCGGTGCCGCAGAGATAACAGCGATCATTTTTCTGAACAATATAAGGCTTCTGCTGGGCAACCCACACCTGTATCCCTGATCTTAATGCAGGTGGAATCTTATCCCTACTAGACAAAGTGTTTCTCATACCATACCTTGCAACAAAATCGCCAGAACGCAGTTCTTTGGCTTGCACCCAACCCTCTGGCGTCAGGAACCCGTGATCAACCGACGCCTTAACTCCATGACCACTCTCCGTTTCAACAAAGTAAAGTTCCTTGATGCCTGATTTCCAGATTTGAGTTATCTTCCCCTGTTCCATCAGTTGAGTGTTTTCATTCAGAACCTTGGTTGACAAGTCCCTGCAAGATGGCAAGAATCGAGTCCGACCCATGGAGTCTGTTACACCCTCATGCCAGTTTCTCCAAATCTCTGCCATTGATCTCTTGTAATTATTCTTTCTCGTGCCAAGCGAGACGAGAGTATCGCCCGAGAGACAGAAACTTCTGTGTCTCTGGACCTCTCGAACGACGAAAATGGGAGCCTTGATGTAGAATTGCGCCACGACATGCTCAAATGGCGTCATGTGGCCATGTTCGGCTAGGAAAGCGATCAGGCGCTCATCAGGGGCTCCGCGCCAGTCTGGCAACACAGCCCCATTGCTAATCCTCGCGCTAGCAACCACGGACAAGTCACTGCCCATGAAATCGACCAGAGTGAGTTCCCCCTTATCGAGAACCTTAGTCATCGTTCCCAAGAAGGTCCGAACAAACGGCTTAGGAAGCGGTCTATTGGACCTGATTTCTTCAGGCTAGCATGGAAAGGCGTGCATCTGATGTCCAAGTATCGGGAGTTCGGATAGCAAATATGGCACGCATAAGGACCCGGTTGCTGTATGGCTTCGGCGGGCATCACCGCTGCCCACCTTCGCGCAGGGCGGCGATGATGGCGCGAGCCTGCTTGCGTTTCAGGGCAGTCACCAAAGCGCCACCAGTTAGCGCCGTCGCCAGCCGCTCCACCGCCGTATCGTCATCGGGGAGGAGGGGCTTGTGGGTCAGGTCGGAGTCGTGACGTACACCCTCACGGTTGCACAGTCCGCATCGGCCGCTGTAGGTCACTCCCCCGCCTCCCGCCGGTCGGCCTCCGCGTCGGCGGTCGGGCGGCGCTCTCCATAGCCACAATCGTCGCAACGGATATCGAGCCATTCGCCCGTCCCATCCCGTTGATATCGCAGGGACGGCCGGAGGCTGATGGCCGCGCACTTCGGGCATGAGAACGAGCCCAGCGGATCACCCATGACTCGCTCAGTCATCGTGCCCGCCCCTTCCGCCGCAGGAAGTTGATGATCTTGTTCACCGTGGGCATCGGGACGACGAATGGCCCCGGCCCCGGTTCCCAACCGGCGACGACCTCGCGGAGCAAGTCCACCGTGGCTCGTCGTTCGGCAGCGCGGGCTTCGGCTAGGGCTTGGTCGAGAGCGTCAACGGCAGCACGGTATTGCGGGTCGCCGTCCATGTACTTCGTGAGTAGATGGCGCAGCCGCTCCGCAGCGTCGTTGGTCACAACGACTGCCCCGATCCAACCCAGAGCACGGCGGCAACGATGATGGTCATAACTAGGATGCCGAGCAGGGCGAGGCCCTCGTCCGAGATTTTGCGGTCCAACGGATGGCTCATGGCGTCATGCTCGTGTCGGGGTTGGTCATCGGAACCGATCCTGCCCATACTTGGCGTGCAGATAGGCGTACCAGCCGAAGGCGACGATAGAAGCCAGAATGAACAGAATACCTAATTCAACGAAGGGAAATCCGTCTTCCTGTTCCATGCTGGTGTCAGGGATGCTCGTAGGCCCGCTGCCGACCAATTCCACTGTCACCGGGTACAAGCCCCTTGACAGGTCGAGACCCAAGGCCCCGACCACATCCCATTGCAGGTCCACGATGCGCACACTATCGCCCACCACACAAAAACAGTAGTCAATGATGGGCACAGTTACCACTAAGCCCGTGTCCGCACTGGTAATCTGCGCATATCCGCACCCCACGGCGTGCCTGTGGGTCCATGTGCAGAAGTTCATGGCAACGCCCCCTCCGGGGCCATAGTGGCTAGCAATGCCCGATACAGGCCCACCAGCGCTTACTGGCCCTGCCAGAGCGGCCATGAGCATGAGTACGAGTAGAAGTCTCTTAATCAAAACGGTGCTCGTCCTTCCAAGTAATAGTTCATCCTGAATATCCTATTGATCGGAACTCGATTGAACCGACCCCCTTTATCTAATAGTACCACGTCTGTCAAATCGTGACTGACGTAGTACCCGGTGACCGTCCTCTTCAACTTCGGCCCCTGATAGGTAACCACGTAGACTGTCTCAGGGGTCATTTGTTCAACATAGGGCTTGATTATGTCCGCAAGAGCCTGTGTGCCGACCTCTCCGACATCAACCTCCTCAGCGCCGTCCATTTTACGTACCATGAAGCGTGGAGCGTCTACCACGGCAGAATTCCGGCCAAAACGGGAAATGGGTCTCGAATGGTCGTAGAATAGCCGATTTTGTCCAAAGCCAACTTTATGCGCTGCGCTCCGACCGGATTTGACGTAATGATGAAGATTTGGCCGATTTTAGGCTTACTTTCTTCCAAATAGTCGATTACCGGCCAAATATCGACCGGAATCCAGTTTTGAAGCCCCAAATCGTGATCTAGCCACAATTCGTCCCATTTGCGCCGTTTCTTCAGCGCAGCAATGCCCTGTTCGGGCGTACGAGCATATTCGACTTTGCCCTTCAAGTTCAGGATGCGCGAATCGTCAATGACCAGTTTACTCAACCCGCATACCCTTCAGGTACTCCGCAGGGTGTACAATGACCAGTTTATCCCTCGTTTTCTCGTCCAAAGACTCCAAAAAGACCCTCACGAGCGGTTTTACGACGGTTTCCCAGTCCAAATGGCCATTCCCGGCCCCAATTCGGGGCAAAACGACCTTTTCGACCCCCGGATGCCCCTTAAGCCACCCTTTGAGGCCAATGAGGCTCTTTTCGATGAGTTCGGGCACCGCAGGGTCGCCCCAAGCCAGTTTCGTGGGCAGAAAGATCAGTTTCCGCTCCAAATCGGCCTGAATGAGCCCAAATTCGTCCAAATCGTCCATTTTGGGCTGTTTTCCGGGCGGAAGGCCCGGTCTAACGAAGGAAAGAAGCAATTCCCCGTAAAATGAGGTCACATCAGGCCAAGATATGGCCGCTTGCTCGGCTAATCCGCGCCCCATGACCGCCCTGCGGTCCGATTTGACATACACATTGGTTGGAATGACCAAGAAGAAGCCCTGATCATGCAATCGCCATGCGTTACCCGTGTATTGGGTAACGATCATGGCTTGCTCTCTTTCTTGAGCCTCTTAGTCAACTTGGCCCGCTCCTTCTTGCCCATAGCGCGCTTCAACTTCTGCTCAGTGGTTAAGGCGTCGTAGTACTCCTGCCGGGTCTCGGCAGATTGTCTACGCGCTGCTCTGAGCGCCTTGGTGATCTTGCGGGGGCTCAAATCTCGTGCCCCGAACTATCGAGAGGGCCAGTCACCACGGCAAGCCCCTCCCACTGGCGGAACATGGTGCGATAGCGGCGCATCTCTTCTATGTGCGCCCGGATGTCGTCCAAGGCTCGGTGAGTCTTATCTCCAGTCGTATCCGCGAAGGATGCGTCGATCCCAAACAACTTCAGAGAGCGTCGGATCACCCCGGTATCATACGCCCAGTAGGACAGATAGCGATTGAAGTATGGCAAGTCCTTCTTGATGTAGAACCGATCAAAGTGGGATACTCCTGACCCCGCGAGAGGGATATGATCTCCTGAGGTATACTGCTTGATCCACTTCTGCATCTGGAAGTCTACGTCCTCGATTGAGAGGCGAGACTCCCATGAGTCTGCGATCAAGCCGTTGACCGTGTGCATGGCAAGCACGATGGGTTCCATCTGCTCGACCCAGTGCGGCTGCATGCGCACAGTGAGCGAAATCGAGTCCACCTCGTTCATCTCACGGTCGGTCAAGACCGCGCCAACCTCAAGAATGTGGTCGGTATCACGGTTTCCCGAACACTCCAAATCGACCCAACAGATGTAAGGGGATTCTTCAGGCTTCATCTCTTGCCTTTCTCGGCTTTACGCTGGTCTTTTCGATTTCTCTTGCACGTATAGCAACGGCCTCCATCCCATGGCTGCGCGACATGCCCACACTTGCGCAGAATCTTCTTGTCTTCACCCATCTATCTTACCATACCTGTCAACCCCATGAGAGGTCCGACGCCTGATCCCGCGCCTCTCTATCCTCTGACCCATCTGGCCGCCACAGCGATTTGATCCAACAGTCGTCAGCATCAAAACGGCGCGCCATGTACTCAATAGCATCTTCTCGGGTTAGGAAGGGTACCCGATACTCCACATGGTAACGCCATTCCTCCACCTCCCACGGTTTAGCCTCATCAGGCGTCACGGGCAGATCGAGGGTAAGTTGCTCATTCATGTGCATGCTTGTCTCTCCATCGTATTCGGTCTCGTTCTCGAAGTTCCTCTAAATGTCTGGCTCGATAACGAATCTGAGCATCTTGAGAACATGTTTTACAGACTCGCCTGCCATCTACGTTCATACGAAGATTCACTCCAACCAATGGATGCCCGTTCCGGCAATGCGTTTGCCTTGCATGGCGAGCACGAGTTAGTTCAGGCTGTCGGCTTCTCCTCGAATTAACGGATTTGGTAACTGCCTCCAAGTGATCGGGGCGCACACAACGACGATGAGGACAAGCAGCGCCTCCTAAACAAGCCTTATCTACCATGTGACATACATGATCTATCTCTAGACCAGTGGGGATTGGCCCCACTGTTAATTCATAAACGATTCTGTGCACCCAATCAGATCGAGTTCCATTCCATGCTCGTCCATATCCGGTGGATGTCACGCTGCCGGTCCAGAGCCAGCAAGTGTCTGAAACCAAAATCTTGGCCAACAACCGATCAGGCAGATTCAGCATTGAGTATCTGTACTAGGATATCTCCGTGGCAGGCTAGGGGCTTGCAGTAGCACCCCAGCACCATGCCCTTGAGAGGGACAAGGAATTCAGGGTCCCGCTCCAAGATATCGGTCAGATAGGCCCGATAGGCGCTCACGGCTTCCTCCCGGCTGGCCACTCGATACGTAGCCCTAGTACCGTCGAGGTGCGAATATGGATTGCCCCACTTGCCCGGACGGCCGATATAACGATCGTACTTGTCTCCATGTTTGATATTGACTACTTTAGTTTCCCAGCGTGCCATTCAGTACCTCGCGGCTCATAATATTTGGTTTGTATATGAGGAACACGTTCGCCCCATTGGGGCGCTCGCCATCAAGGGTCTGGGCGAGCACAATTCGGTCCTCGTCCTCGAAGACCACATAACCCACCGTGGATGAATGTCCATTCCACTCCTTAGCGGTGTGAATGATATCATCGAGGGACTCCCAGCGGTTGGCGAAGTTGAACCCTGAATCCACCCAGTGGACCTCTTCCAGATTCATTTCTTGTCCACGATTTTCTGGGCCTCGGCCCGGTTTCGGGGTGCTCCTGACGGATAGATACCACTGTACGGCGCTTGGTCGTCGTGCATCACGCTGTAGATAGTGTGCCAGAGCGTAGGCTTCACGCCATCGTTGAGGAAACAAAAGGTCAGGGCTCCCCAGCGCGGTATTACCGTATCACGAACGCCCATGCCCACGATGTTGCTCCAAAAGACCCACACCAGTTGTCCGACGAGTGGAATGTGTCTGGTCCAGCCAAACCATTGCTCGGCGCGGTCCCACCGACTCCCGATACGCATGTACTCAGCCATGAATATAGGATCGGCCTTCCACTTGCGAATAGAGTCGTTAATTTCGTCCCCTCCTTGTCCCACATCGACTGCACTGCTCCCAGATCAGGCCGGTAGGTGCAAAGTTGTGCAGCGTGTGCGAGCACAACCAGAAGTTTGCGCGGAAGCGCAAGACCTTGATCCTTGCTCTCAATTTCTCCATGCTACCAGTGTACCATGCCTGTCAAGGCCTATCGACAAACATACGGACCAGTGATCCACGGGTAGAGGCCGAATCGCGCCATTTGGGCTGCCCACAATGGACCATGGCCCTTTGGCTTCTCCCACCCGGCACCCGGCCCGGCCAGAATGTGACAATACTCATGGATCATGATCTGGCTCACCTTGCCCGGTTTCTCGTACACGAAGCCCCCGTGGGAGAGGCAAATGATTCTGAACTCCTCCCACTCAACCCGAAATGGGAACTTCGGGTGCCCCAGACGGACGCCCGGATGGGCATGGGCGTAGTTGTGCCAATGCCAGACATCCTCTGGTGCCCCATCAACGGTGCACAGGCCAATATTGATCTGATCCACCTCAGGCATGTTCAGACCCAACTCCGAGGGCCAATACGAGCCCTCAGGGAAGGAGACCCCGGTATCAATGATCGGGGGCTCCCCAGCGAAGTACAGGGGCGTCTTGTTCATGTGCGAGGCTTCCTGTTCACCTTGCTCAGCAACTCGCGCTGGGCTTTATCCTTGGCCTTGACTTGCGCAAGCGTCGGTTCGGAAATTTCGGTTCCTCTGCTCATCCCATGTTCGCGCTGGGCTCGCACAAGGCTCGCGCCCGCGTCTTGCACAGATATGCCCGTGATCAGGCCAATGGGCTTCCCATGGCGAGTGATCACGATCTCCTCGCCCCGCTCCATGGCTTCGAGGACATTGGCTAACTGTCCTCTCAGGTTGGTCATACTAATCTCCAAGTAGAATCTCCACTACCGCTGACCAATCCTTGACGATCTCTGTACCTCGTTGATCCTGAAAGTGAATGGTGGTCATGCGAGACCGCACGGAACAACGTAAGAGGGTTGAAGTCCATCAGGGTCTATCGTGACATGCACGGGCTTGAAAGCATGATCGCGCTGACCAATATAGTCAAGGCCACGCCCTGCATGAAACCATTCTTTATCAGGCATCTCGGATCGCCAACCCGAGTGGCCACATGTATCACACACGACCAGCAAATTGTGATAGTCACAGCGAGTCATCATTCTTCTTCCTCGGCTAATGCCTCATGGGCAATGTCCTTTAGAATGAGGGCGATAGGGGGTCCGGTCTCGTCGTCGGGATAGTCGATAATCTCCTGAAGAGCGGCGAACGCTCGGGTCGCCTGCTCCACGGCTTCTTGGAACTGGCCATAGGCGGCGATCTGCCCCTGATTGATCACGATCCATGTCCCTCGGGGGATTGCCTGCACTTCCTTGATCGGAGCGCCACGTAACAGTTCAGTGAGCGTCAGTGCTTTGGTCATTCCTTCCGCTGGGCCTCCGCTAGTGCCAAGGTGGCATACACCTGAGCCAAGCCGGTAAGGTAGGCCTGATTGTCGGGCGGGCGGCTGGTAGTAGCGACAGTCTCGGCCAACTCTAACGCCATGTGCTTGAGTTTCCGATAATCTACCTTCTCGACTTCGGCATCGGTGAGTGCCAGAATCTTAATGGTCGGCATATCTCTACTCTACCATGCCTGTCAAGGGCTGTAGGGCCTGCCACTCGGCAGCAAGCCCAAGGGCATCGGCTTCCCATTCAGGGTCCTCGGGTTCGTATTGACCCCTGCCCGGTGTATGGGCGCAGTACACATAGCACTCCTCGCACAGCAACTCGGGTGCCACCTCCCTGACCGGGACTGTGGCGAGCCAACAGCAATCACACTTCATCCATCCAGTATACCACGTCTGTCAAGGCGGTGCTGGTGTACGTGGCAAAGTGCCTCCCTGAGCACGGAATTCTGTACAAAACTCCCCAAACTGTACAGAATTCCGGGCCTTCCTAACGTCCAAACTGGGCAAAAGTGCACAGTTTAGCCCATTTGAGCAGGAGCGGGGGAGCGAAAGTGTACAGTTTCGCGCTGGGCACCTGAGCCCTCTGGGCCGTGCACAGAGGGCGAAGAATGGGGCATCGTGGGGGCGCTGCCCATACCATGCGCGGATCGGGCCGTCTGCGCGGAGGCCGGGCAGCACGGGCGGATTTGGGCAAAACTTGGCGCGTTACGAGAGG